TAATCAGTCATATTAAAAGTGCCACTCTGTACTTCTTTGAGTGCATCAATTGGCGTCACAAAACCATTGGTTTCACGGGCACGACGTTTCATTTCTCTCAGACGTTGCGCCGCGGCTATGACCAAATCGTAACGACCTCCGGCATTGATCACACAGCGTTCCATATCAATTTCGCCACTGCGACTTTCGATTCTTACCGTCATGATTTCTCCTTGTAAAAAGTTAATTATACACTAAAACATGGCGCTGGTCAAACACTTTATAAATATCCAATGTGTCCACAACACCTTAGTTCACGTTTTGCCAATCAAGAACTCAATTGGGCCCAAACTGACTCACATGAACAATATCAAAAAAATCTCATTGAAAACCGCGATGAACTAGAACAGTTTGGTTGGATCGATCAAACTTTTACCTATCGATATAACAGTCAAGGATTCAGAAGTGACGAGTTTGAAGAATCCGTTCCCAGTGCAATGTTTCTTGGATGCAGCCACACACTGGGAGTAGGATTACCCGTGGAAGCTACCTTTTCGCACATAGTCAGCACCAGTTTAAATGTTAAAAATTTCAATCTGGGTGTTCCGGGTGGTAGCAATGATACTGCATTTCGTTTGGCACACTATTACATTCCTCAACTGAAACCAACCATTGTGATTTTTCTATCAACCGAACGAACCAGATTTGAATTGTTTACAGAAAACAACGAAAACAATATTTTATCCTATAATAACCTTCAATTTGTCAGTGAAGAGTTGAAGCCATTTTATCGTCATTGGATAATGAATAACAACAACGTTGACATGCATTATGCAAAAAATGTTGGAGCCATTCAACAACTATGTTCTGCAAACAATATTAAATTTTATCACAAAGAATTTTTAACGTTTGCGCTGGTAGACAAAGCAAGAGACCTAGCACACTATGGAGTGAAATCTAATAATATTGTTGCCAAGAAAATTCTAGCAAATCTTTAACCTATTAGTTTGGCCAGGTGTGATCTATTGTAGCAGGCAATGGCCTGGAAATTGTCATTGATATCGATGGTCGACATTGTTTCTTTCATGGCTTGCCATCTGGTTGGGCCTTCAAGTTGATCGTAACTTTCATCCCAACAACTACTATACGTTTGGAATCCAATATCTTGTAATCTCTTTAAATAATTTCGTGGACCATATACCAACACAGGCTTGCCAGCCATGATAGGCCTTACAGTTTTTTCAGTAGGAAAAAATGTATCACCCATTGTAAATGTTTCTGCAACAATTTCAATACAGAATTGATTGTAGTAACCTAGTAGATCACTGTTGGTCCGTGGTTCTCTTACACGTAGATCTCTGCTAGTGTGTCCATCGATGCTGGTAACTGGACAACAATCAAACCAACTGGTAATGTCTGAGTTAAGCCAATCATCAAGTTTTTCTAAATTAATTGGAGCAGTTTGTTCAATCCAAGGAGGTGCCTCGTCTGTGGTCATAAGACTTAACAATGTGTTTCCTTGTTGCCAAAGATCATAGAGCATTCTTGCTCTAGCAAAAGTTCTGCGACCCATGAAGTAGCCGAACAGGCAAGCACCGTCGGAAACAGGCGCAACATCGGTCCAGTATTTGCGGCTCATTTCAAAAAAATGACTGACACCCCAAATGCCCGTTGTTAAATTCTTATAAGGTGTTTGCTCGTGCATGTTGGGATTTCTAACAATACTAATTGTTTCGGGATCTCTGCCGGTAGCAACACAGTGTTGATTTAACATGTCCACAATGCCCAGTGCTTGCATGCTGGGGCCTTCATGGCGTAAATCTATTTCGACATGAACAGAAGGGTCAATGTTGCTGAGACAATTTTTAACTTCTGTGGGGTTGGTCCACGAATCTCCACGTACTCTCAAAGGGATAACAATCGGTTTATTTAAACTACTCATTGCTTTCTTTTCAATATTTAATAATAATTATATTTAATCTGGTGCCCCGGGAAGGATTTGAACCTTCAACAGCTCCCTTCTGAGGAGAGTGCGTCTACCTGTTGCGCCACCGGGGTTAAACAATTATGTTAAGCTGTCTCAAAACCGGAATAATCTGCATTTCCAAGTACAACTGGTGTCCATGATCTATTATGTGCATGTCTGGACCCACAAAGGTCTGATTAAACTGTGGATCTTGGACCTTAGAAAAATCAAAATGCTGTATACTAGCAATCTGATGAGATTTAAGTGTATCTAAATACTTTATAGATATGTCATCTTCGGGCCGACTCCAAAGAAACTTAGAATCTTGCACACGAGATTGGCCATATGCTGCCATAATCGCAGACACCGTGAGATTAATATCTATTTCTGAATTTGATAGATATTTGTTATAGCACTCTTTGGCGTTGACATACTCCGGCGAATCATTAGGATTAGTCCATCCCGGACTCCACGAGGTTATCCATTCTGATCGAACAGGATGTGCAATTTGTTTTCTATTGCAATAAGTTCCAGCAAAAATTATAAGATCAAATTTGGCACTGTGGCAAGAATTCAAAATCTCCTGAAGAATTGATGTGTTATCTATCCCAGCCCGGGCTAGATTCACTACAACGATGTCTGGAAATCTTTGTTGTAAAAGCGAAGGCCAACAAAATTGGCTGGGTCCGTTCCAATCATGATTTGATCCAACCCAGGTATTGATTTTGGAATCATAGTAATGTACACGATCGTTGCACCCTTGACCGTAAGTAAAACTGTCACCGACAATAAGTATTTTCATGATTGTATTTAATTGATTAGATTGTGCCAGGACCTGGCACAATCATTCACATTATAGGGCCATTGCCGTTTTGGAATCCTACTACACCACCGGGGTTATGGAAAGATTTTGATATATTTAAATCATTATAACTATTAATTATGAGTGATATAAATCTTAAATGGTTGCAAGAAAATTTTGCTAATCGTCCGACTGTAGTGATGAACATTGGATGCGCTGACTTAACCGACGATTCACTGAGATTCAAAATAGCCTTGCCCATGTCAACGGTTTATTCATTTGAATGCGCCGAGGTATGGCAAGCCTCCAATTACGAAAAAGCCAAAGCGTATGATTTACACTATGAACATGTGGGAATTTCATATTTTGATGGGCAAGAAAAATTTTACAACAGACAAGAAGAGGAAAACACATCTTGGCAATATGCTAGTGGATTTTCCGATCCCCCGTCTTGCAAGGAACGTCCATTTGAATCTTGGACGGAAAAAATAGTCAATGTTGTGTCTTTAAATACTGTTTGCCAACAGAAAAACATCAAACCTAACTTTTTACACATAGATGCAGAGGGCGAAGAATACAATGTGTTAAAAAATTTACGGGAAGAATTCTGGCCTCAAAGCATATGGTTAGAGGCTTGGGAAACATTCCGAAACGATGGTCAAACTCGTGTACCTTACTCTGTGCTTGATAGAATGTTGCAGGATAGACACTATCAATGTCTCTACAACAACGGCGATGCTTTGTATGTCAAAAAAGATTTCAACACAACAAAATATACTGCGTATCATCATGAATCTTCGTTTGAACCTAAAACGCCACACGAAATTGATATTCAACAAAAAATTTGGTTGTATAGATACAATTTGATACGAGATGCATCTTGGCCAGAGTTGGTCAAACCCTGTAATTATTTTGACCTACCACAACACATACAAGATGAGTGCAACAACTTGTATAATCTTGCGCCCATTAAATCAATTTGTTGAAGATCTAGCCCTAAGGGCTAGACCTTACATGACCGCTTGCGTGGTACCGTTACCGTTTTGGAATCCTACTACACCACCTTCTGCTTTGATACGTGCAATAACATCTTCAAACAAGATGGGTGCAAAATCAGTTTGCTCAACGCAAACACAATGATATCTTGTGTCAATCATGTCAGAGCGGTATGCTGGCGGCATGGACTTCATCACACGGTTGGCGTGCAAGTGCCCGTGGATGTTGACACCAAAACGACCCAGGCTTTCGCTGTGAATAGGAATGTGACTCAAAATCATTCCATTCATCACATGGTAAGCACGCAGTTCACGAAAGTATTCACGGTACTCATCGTCCCGGAAAATGTCGTGGTTACCGCGGATCAACACTTTGTCACCGTTCAAGCGAGCTAGAGTTTTTAACGCTTTTCTGTTGATAACCACATCACCCAGGTGATACACCTTGTCGTTTGGCCTGACACGCTCGTTCCACGCCTTGATCATAAACTCATCCATTTCATCTGGATCGGTCCATGGACGCAGTTTGGTCACACCATCGTTACGTGTGAAGCGACATACACCTGCGTGTCCAAAGTGCGTGTCCGAAACTAAAAATACTGCTGGCATACGTGCCTCCTTTCTTTGTAATTAAGTTTTCCACTGTACTGATATGGCCGGAATTAAAACAGTTTCTGCCCAGGCCACATAACTTTCTTGTGCAGGGTGCCACCCATCCTGGGCCATGGCCATGTTGTTGTGTTTGACATGGCCAAGAAGATTCTGTTGATAAGGAACAAACGGTATTTTTTCTTTGAGGAAAAATTCCTGCATGCGATCAACCATGAGTTGATCCACATCGTCAATGCCAAAAAATATCATGACATGGTCGGCCACTTTGTTCATCAACAAAATAGTGCATAGCAGTCGGCTGATATCGTTGTTGATGTCCGAATACAGTATCTGTTGTCTTGGCAACACATACCCATCATGCAAGATATCAACATGTCGACGATTGTCGACATAGTTTTTTACAGGTGATACCTGCGCATAAGTGAATCCACGATCAATTCTAGGTTTGTATTTCTTGGTTATCACATCTGGATGATCCGGCGGAAGACGCATGTTGCTGGTCCTCTCTGGGAATGTAATCTGCCAGATCAAATCAAATGGTTGATTGTTTGACAAAACAAAATCATTAATTCTGTTGATCTGTGTGTTGTTGGTGCCGGCACCAATGGCCAAATTGGTCAATTTCTCATATGCAAAATATTTGTTGACATAATTGGCCCAGCCTGGTTGTTGAGTAAAACTACACCCACAGGTGATCAGTGTTTTAGATAGATTCATTGTGCAATATTTACAAATAAAATTGGCGCCGGTCTAAGGAATCGAACCTCAATTAACGGTTTTGGAGACCGCTGTAATGCCATTATACCAGACCGACCTGGAGGTAGGAGTTGGATTTGAACCAACGATTTTACGGATTTGCAATCCGTTGCCTTGGACCACTCGGCCATCCTACCTTAGTCAAACAGCGTAAGTAATTCTGTTTGATTTGTTAAAATTTTTCTTATTTCTTGACCCCATTGTTCATAACCTTGGTTGGCCAAATGGAAGGCGTCTACGGCCAACAAATCATTGCGTATGCCATATTCGTATGGAGTGAGGTCTATGTATCTGCTCCAGTCGATGTAATTGTAATATTTTTCTTTTACCATGGTGCCCAGGCTGTACCATTCGTGCCTGGAAAATATATCATAGATAAAACTAAATCTGTAGGGTATCCCCAATTTTTCAAGTAGTAGAAAACAGTTGGTCATGTTTTGAAATGTCAGTTCACTCAAATATGCAGGATCTTTTTCTAAATACTGCATCAAAAAATAATTGTTGGCAAATGGCGGCAGTAATTTATTTTGATGCAGGCTTAGATTGATTTTGTGTTCGATGCACTGTTTTTTTATATCTTCTGGCAGATCAAACCATTCCTGTATATTTTGTATTTCTGGCCAGTCTGGTGGTTTTATATCTCTATAGCCGGCCATGAATCCGGACCATGACACTCTCCCACCACTGCGGTAGAACCGAGAGTTTGCAACACCCCTGGTACTGTCAGAGATTCCAGAATTGTTGTCTTTGATGACACCGGCATTGGGCACCCGCAGATCTATCCTATTGATTCCGGACCACAACACAAAAACAAAATCTGGTCGGTAGTCCAAGTTGGCTGTTATGCTATTGCTGATGTAGTGGTTGCCAAAGCCGCTGGCGGCCACGTTTTTTATTTGAAATTTTTCTGATTCAAATACCGTGGCAGGCCAAGGAGTGTGTTCGGTATAACTACATCCAGATATCAAAATTTTTTTCACACGCATACTTATATTATGAGACTGACGAAATGCCAACTTTTCCACCCCGCGATAGATAGCAAAGCACACTGTTCTCAATGTGCTTTGCTAACGCCTGGATTTTTTGTTCTACAAGAAGAACTCCATCCCCAGTGCCCGCCCGTTTGTGTCTAGTTATAGTGTAACACAGGCCCTCGTTGCCTGCAACCACTTTGAAGATCAATCTTTTAAAGTATGATCAACTATTTTCTTTGCTGCTTGAATCTGTGCTATCATTGCTTCCGCTTGTGCCCGAGCCCGCTCGTACTTGGCTTCAAGCAAGGCCGCACGCTCTTCTGGCCCCAAGACGAATTTAGTTTCTTTGATGTCCATTTGTTTCTCCCAATAAAAAGCCCCGGAGTTTTAGTTCCAGGGCCTTTGAATATGATATAATATGCTATACTATTCGTTGCCCCGGAATCCTTCTTCACAAATTGTCCATAGAACCACACTCCCATTTAAATTGGGTTGTGGCACAAGATGGGCGACTTTGCGATTCAACATATTATTATTATATATGGTTATTTATTCCCGGTCAACCTGTTTGATCAACAAAAAAGCACCCGAAGGTGCTTTTTGTGAACTCTAATTTAGAATTAGAATGAGTACTTGAGACCAGCCGTAACGATGTTACCATCATAAGCCTGGGTGATGTTGTTGCCTTTTTGGTATGCATAGTCAGCAACTGCCTTGATTTTCTTGGTAACTGGATATTCAATGCCAGCGCCAACAAAACCTGCTCCACCATTGGTGGCACGTGAGCTTTGTGGATCCAAGTAAGCAAATCCAACACGAACATTGGTCTGTACTGGACCTAGTTTGACAACATCGTAGCTGCCAGAAACAGTATAACGATCAACGTCAACCTTCTGTGTAGTGCTGCGATCAAATGTGCCTTGTACACCAAACTTGCCAAACTTCTGGCCTGCCGAAACACCAACTAGATTCTGTTCAGAACCCATGTTGCGTCCACCATAGACACCAAGGTCTGCGGCCGAAGCTGTTCCGACTAATGCGGTCAATGCTAATGATAATAGAACTTTTTTCATGCTTGAGATTTCCTTTTAAAAGAATGCTGAGTGATCACCCAACTCTTTATTTAGTAGTTTTATTAATTGCTGATAAAAACCACACTAAATAATCTGTCAGATAAATTTATGAGAGGTAATTAGACATGAACTTATGGAAAAGTTTTTACGACAACGTCAAAGATCCTAGTTGGCCTAGTTGTGTCAACGAAAGTGAATTTGCTAATCTACCAACCGATATACAACAAGAATTAATAGAGAGACACTACGCCGGCCCGTTTATTACACTAGGACCCAACGACGTTTATGAAAATACACGAATTATAGAAGATCTGTGTCATGCTGACAACAAAAACGAACTCGTCAATGATGGACCGTTGATCTCTACCAAGATTGCCAGTGATTTCGATGTGTATCATCATGCTGAATCCATGCACGGTGGCGGATTGACAATTGGGCAAAATTTTCCACGAGTGATCAGATATCTTTACCCCAACAGGCAGTTTGAAAACGGTTTAGAATGGTGTTCAGGTCCTGGCTATATAGGATATCGTTTGCTGTCAGACGGTATTTGCAAGAATCTGGCCTTGCAAGAAGCTTATCCACCTGCCCTGGTCGCTGCCGGAAAAACTAAATCGCTTGTGCCGACCAGATGCCAAGGTCAGGTGAATTTGATACACGCATCACGCATACAAGATGTAGTCACAGACTCCAAATTTGATTTGATAGTGGGTAATCCGCCTTTTAGCCGGACCATGTCACACAATATCGTGGACTATAAGGCAGACTTGCCTAACAATTTTAGACTACACACAGATTTTGACTGGAAGTGTCATAGAGAATTTTTTCGCAATGTCAAAAACATACTGGCCGATGACGGTGTGATATTGGTAACAGGCATGACAGCAGTTTCCAGCATTTATGAATGGTTGGATGACATCAAAGCTGGAGGGTTACAAGTGGTGCGCACCCTACAAGAGAAAAGGTGGAGTGAAATATACTACGTACAGTTGACTCATCGATAATTCCATTTGAAACCCGCCGACGGCGGGTTCCATGACATTTTGGGTGACAAGGCATGTCTGCCCCGGAGATCATGCCGCTAAGGCAAAGACCTCGTCATTAGATGCGTTTGCATTTAATAGGTTTGCTTGATTTACAGTCATCGCCTACTGTGTTGCCATCCGCATTAGCTCACCGTGTCGAACCTAATTCATCCCCAACAAAGCACACTAGAAAGTGACCGATGCCGTTCGATAACATCAATGTATCCAATACACTTTGGTGGAGATGCCGGGCTCTGCCCCCGGGTCCACAGCGCCTTCACTTGGAAGGAATTACAACAATTCTTTAATTATACTATGCAAGTATAAAATAGTCAACCGTTATAAAGGATTGACCACAGCAACATAATTGACTGTGGCACCCAGCGAATTTATGTAAGAGATAAATGCGTTGGCTGATACACTGTCTTTCCATGATCGTTGGTTGAGATTCATGGGTGCCTGGTCCGCAGTGTTTACATCCTCTCGAGTCACTGTGATTTTTATACCATCGGTGTTACCGGCGGTTATTTCACTGGTTATGTAGGAATCCAGATTTGCACGTTGTTGCTCAGTGTTTAATTCCAGATTTGTTAAAGTTAAATAAGCCATAATTTTTCCTTTGGAAAGTGTTACTTTTATTTAGCACCGATTACAGGTTACAGAGAGTTGGATAGTCTTTTTGAAAATCGGCCATACTATATTCAAAGTCCATGGAGGAATTCAATCCGGGTCGGACCAACCGTATGGCTATCCACAGTCTGGTTGATTCTATGTTTTCCACACTGTGGCAACGATTTACATTGCAACAGTACCAGCTCTGTTTAAATTGATGTTCCTCGATTGGGGTTATTTCTTTGTAAGGAATGTTTGTGCTTACGCCAGTTATGGTTTCTGTCCGATCATACCACACTGTTTTTACATCATTACCGCCGAGCTCGATAAAGTAGTTCAATCCAACAGCTCGACTTCGGTCACAATGAGGAGGTAAACACGCTGGTGTATCTTTTGCATTTTTCATAATTCCCAACATGCCGCCAACGCAATGATCCGAAAAAAAAATTTCGTACTCTTTTTGAATCAACTTGGTTAACCAATCTGGACTGTCAAAATGATGCAATACTGAATTGATTTCGTTGCCGTGCCATTCGTCTAGCCAGCGTTTTTTATCTGGATCGCATGTGTATGACTCGGCAAATTGTTTCACAGTCGAAATTAAATTAACCGAAGGTTTGGGCAGATTGATCTGAATAACGTTAGACATAAAATTAATTATCTAGTTTAGTTATCTAGTTTTAGAAATAAGCCGACCCACCACCAATTTTGATCAAAATTGGAAACTATAAAATCAATAAAAACACAACAGCTACCACAACTACACCAATGGCAAAGCTGTAATCTTGATTCATGATCAATTGTATCCTTTTATGAGCTTGCCGTCGATACGAGGATTGCCTTTGGCCACTACGTTTTCTAACTGCCGAGCACGATCACGTTCGGGCGGCAACGGACCGCAACCCAGCCTCCTCCACTCGTCTTCGGAGTAGTAGTAGCTTTCCACGGGCGGTTTCTTGTGCTGTTCCACGGTCATCGTATTTACCTTTCAACTGGTGGGCCCACTAGGACTTGCACCCAGACTCCAACGATTATGAGTCGTTTGCTTTACTGTTTAAGCTATGGGCCCTGATTTATAGTATAACATCAAGGTTCATAGTTGTCAAGTCTGTCACGCAAACCAAGGTAATTTTTGAAATAAAGAAGATCCTTTTGTTGGGCGGTAATGGGCAAGGATTCTACTGTGTTTACATCATGCAAGCTGTTGGCACCGCCCATGTCTCGGTCATGTGGCCAATCGGTAGCAAACAACATGCGATTCCAACCCAATAGTTCGGCGTCTTCAATAAAATCCGGCATTTCTGGTTCGGTGGTAAACCAAAAATTTCTGCGGAGATATGGCATAGGATCTGCAAATCCCAAATCCAGCATACAGTCCTGCAGTTCGTAGACCCAGTTGGTGCCACGTTCAGCAATTACAATTTTGAGATCAGGGTAGCGATCCAAGGTGCCACCAATGATCAAACTGGCTATGGTTCTTTTCCAAAAATGATGGGCTGGCCAGATTTCTTTAAGTAGTTGTAGTTCTTTGGCCCAGATGCTGGTGTCAGATTCAATGACGTCATTGATTTCGGTTTGGTGCAAATATACCGGCATTTTTGTTTTGGCTATTTTTGCAAACAACACATCGTATTCTGGCATGAATCCCCAGGCTGGTGTTTCGCTCAAAAACACAGCAAAAAAATTCTGTTCAGCACGCAGTTCTAGTTCGGCCAGGCTGGCCGGTAGATCCTGCAGGGCCAACCAAATAGTGGCACTGAAACCAGAGTTGTGACTGACAATTTGACGCAGATGTTCATTGTAGATCTGCATGACCTTGCGACCCACGTGTTTGGGTAATCTGTAGTTAATGTTCAAACTGATGCCCATGAAGTTCAGCACCTGGTGATCAATTTTGAGTGCGGCGAATTCTTTCAGGCGATCATCAATATTGGTGTAGCTGTGTTGTTTTTTTTCACAATACTGCTGATACCATTCCTGTATGTCAGGATGATCAAACACCACGGGCGGAGGAGTATAGTGTGCATCAGCGTCAATGATCATATGATATTTATTGTTGTTCAAGGTCGATAATTATCTAAAAATTGTTTGATGTTTCCATACAGGTTTACCATCACAGCTTCTTTGGAACCAAAAAACACTATCTTTCGGGGTATGCCTTTGGTGGCTGAAATATAGTAGGGCATCTGCATTTTTCTATCCAGATCTAATATCACGTGTTGATTGAATTGATGTGGATCCTGGATTGGCCACTCGTAGCGTGCCAGATCTAATTGTTCTGTGAACACTGTGTAACCGGGGCCAGTCAACCTCATACCACCGTTTTTTCTTATGTTGAACCACCAGGTGTTCGTGGCTCGCTTGACTGTGATACCCAGATCAGGATCCAGTTGCTTGACCAGTTCTTCGGTAAGTTTTCTTTTGTCTCGCACTTCACGGATATATCTGGTCACCAGCACGAAGCAACACCACGGTGAATTGGTCGGTCTTGAACTGGGTGTTGAGTTTCTTGGCTAGATTTCTAGCATGACCGGGATTTGAAAAACTAACTTTTTTATATTTGGGCCCAGGATACTGCACTAGGAGATTTGATGTTTTGAGATTGATGGGTTGATTGTCAAAAAACACAGCCCAGATACCTTCACTGGCCAAGACCTGTTCAGTCTTGTAAGTGGTCTTGTTGGTGTGTTCGATCAACACCGTGGGTTTTGGGCGACTCATGTCATTATATTCCTATATTTTATTTATCTAAAAATATAGGTATATTTAGAATGTGCCCCCACCTATTTTGACCTCTACAACAGGCTCTTGACCAAGTTTGTTGATTCGATCATGTAACCCATGCAGTTCGGTCAACAGTCTGGTGATATCTGCGTGTAAGGATCGTGCATCCGTCATGCTCATCACAAAGTCTCGACTGCCACGAGCATCATGCCCTTCTACGCGGTCAATGAATTTATTGAGATGAAGCATCGCCGGCTTCTGCTTCGCTGTAAAATGGTCCTTGATAGGGATATCTCTGGAGCACTATGAGTTTGGGAGCCAACACAGTGCGCCAATGTCTTCCTTGACGTACATTGTACCAACCTGCAGAAAACCACGATTTGCTTTTGGTTGTTTTGGTATACACCGGCAACTGTTGTGGAACGTCCCACATGGGATTATGCACACGGCCTGCCACAGGATAACCATACACATGGTCCGACATTACCTGAGTTTGGGTTTTTTTGATTGCAGGTTCAAACTGTATGTTCACACGCTGTGCTGCCAAGCGTATGGTCTTGAACTGTGCTATCTGGTTGTTGATCTTGACCTGATACCCGCCGGCACAGGCTTCCACATTGCCAACCTTTTGATCTCCGTCTTGCAAGATCCAAAACTTTTTGTCTATTACGGGTTTAGCTATTAGCTTCATTGAGCACTCCTTTGTATGTTTCATTCATCCACCGACCAAAACTGTCGGCTGATTCCGAACATTTGTTTAATTCATATTTGCCACAGAACTGCATGAATCGCACACCCACCTGGCCCACATCCTTGTGACTGATCTGTTCACGTATGGCAGAATCTACTGTGGCCTTGACATCTTCTGGCTGTGCTGTGAGATCAATCAAGGTCCTGTTGCGTTCATAGTCATCCAACACACGATGTTCTACACCGTCGGGATCTGACCAGCGTTGCAACATCATGTTGTTCCAGTTGTAGCCTTGCTTTGCTCGATCCTCAAACGCTTCTTGTAGGCCAACTTTATTTTTTGTTCCTTTTGTTCGGACTCCGGGAAATGCTGAAAACACATTGTCAGACGAGTCACCTCGCATGCACTTCTCAAAAAGTAACCATTGTGGGTCCGGCACTTTTTTAGGTTCTTTGGTTTTCTTGTCAATAACCGCTTTGCCTTTAGCATCAAAGATTCCTTCTATGGTGATCAGTTCGTCGGTTATTCCGTTGTACTGCTTGACATTGGGTGATACCAGCTGAACAAAGTCAGTGTCACTGCTAATAACAACATGTTCATCTTGGGGGTGTAATGCGATCCAGCGAGCTATGATATCGTCGCCTTCTGCGGTCGGACACCGTATAACGCTACAGTTGGTCTTCTCACTCAAGTATTTAGTCAAACTATCATAAGTTTCCCAAAACATCTTGTCTTCTTCGACTTCGGATTCTGTGAGTGCCGCCCGGGCCACAGCACGGTTGTTTTTGTAGGGCTTGTACAGGTCCTTGCGCCAGCTTCGCCCTTCCAGGGCAAACACCATGTGATCAGCTTCAAAACGGCGGGCCATTTTGTTGGCAGCCATCAAAGTCACGTGCAGGGCAAAGCCCACTTTTTCCCAGGTGTCCGCGGCACGGAAAGCACCGTGTCTAGCACGGAAGAAAAGATTAGCAGTATCTACAAGAACATATTTCATGTTATAAGTATAACACAAATTTGATTTGATTGTCAATCAAAAATTTGGATAAGTTTAGGTAATAATTGTTGTCTTGTCCAGGCCAAATGACCGGTTGGATTAGGGTGGAAATCATCGATACATAACAAATCATTCTTCAGACTGAATTGATAAGGATCTATCAATTCAGTTTTCATATCACGCAAATGTTTTTTTATTTTTGCAGGAAGATATTTTTCAATTGCAAAATGATTGCTTCTTATTGGAAAATCAGCGGTTGTAAAATCCATAAACAAAAATTTGTAACCAGCATTTTTCAAATAGGACCAAGTATTCAAAATATACAAATAGTTTTCTATGGCCTTGCATTCTGGTGTTTTGATAGAAACAAAATCTTTGGGAGATCGTAAAGTGTTGCCCATATTGTCTGGATGTGCACCACCAGTAATGGCTGATGCAACATCGTCGGAATACTTGAATTCAAAAGGATAACCATTAAGATTAGAAACAGGAGTTAGGTAATCGTCCCTATCGTTGCCGCTCCACATGATCAACACCAAACTATCATCGGGATCGGGTTGATTTATTTCTAAAGCCCATGTCAACGAACTTGCAATATGATAATTGCCAGCACCGGGCATTGATGTATCAAGAACCTGTTCAAACCCACCTATATCTCGTAGATAATATGGCCAAGTTACAGCTGCAGTTTCATGATTGTTGTAGGTAAAACTGCAACCGCTGACAATGAGATTTTTAATTTTAAAGTCATGTAACATCTCAAATTGTTTTTTTATTCCAGGCCGGGTTTTAAAAATCATACAAATTTTTGTTTAATAATGTAATCTATTATGAAACGATGAAATACGCTGTGCCCGTCTCGTCCAAAATGCCAACTTCCGGGCATGACTGTTTCTATATCGCGAGACCGTATGACAGCATCGTAGGTCATTGTGGGATCATAAGGTGCTATATAGTTTTTGCCCCAATTGTAGTGTTGCTCAATTGATGAAAAATCATTGTTGCCATTGAAAAATATATGACGGATCTTTTGACGTTTGAGATCCTGATGGAATTGCCAGATTTCTTCGTGTGCTTGTCGTGCTTTTTGTCGCCAGTCCACATTTACAATAAACTCCTTGTATCTGACCTCAAGACCGGCTGGCACCCAATCTATACCGCTGGCTCCAATTTGATAGTATTTTCCATCATACGACCACTCTTCGCGCTCCCAGGTACTCCACTGTATGATGACCAGTTGATCGGGAAAATCTCTTCCAGCCCCGGCCAGCCATTCTTGAGTGGTGCGAATGATACGGCTGTTTGAACTGGCACTTTCTGCGTCGCAACGAAATGCAGATTTAAGGGTAGTGGCCAACAATCGACCCCAGCTGACCGCTAAGTTGTCTGGATGCGGTGCACGTCCTAGATAGAACAAGGCTGAATCATCTTCAGCAAAGGCATGTGAATTCACAGCTTCTGCACCGGCGGTGTGACTGTCACCGTTGACATACAACATCATAACAAGTTTGTCTTGGCGTAGTTGGCCAGTTCAACGCCCCAGGCTTGGTGACCATCTACACCATAGTGGAAAGGATCTCCAGCCACGGCTTGAACATTGTTGGCTTCAAACCACTTGCTCATACATCCATAGGGATCATAGGGTCGATAAAATGCACCGTGCCAATTCCGATGATCTTCTAGGTCTTTGAAATTGTCATAAGTGGTCCAGAACAGGTGTGGAACACCACGTTCATGTAGTTGTTCATGCACCTGATAAATTCTCTCATGCCATATTTCCAAACAGGCATGCATGTAATCTCTAGTGAGTGTAGATTTCCATTGCTCGTATCGGGCTTTCATTGCTGCCGGAACACCAAAATCTGGGCCTCCACACACTGAGATATTGCTGTACAACCAGGGCCATTCCTCACGCTCCCAGCTGGTCCACCCAATCAACAGAAAGGTATCAGGACTCCAGGTTTCGTCAGATAGAAAATACTCTACATGAGTTTGGATCCAGTAATTACTGGCGCCGTTTTTACCCCAACAACGAAAGGGCTGACTCAACTGATCTGCAAACACAGGAACCGTGTTGGTTTGATCTATGGGTTGATCGGATTCAGTACAGGCAGGATATACGTTGCTGTCACCTATGGCCAGGATCATGATACTTCACTCCGGCCATCGCCGATGTTGCGGGTCTTGACCACACGATCGCGTTCGGGATTCATTGCTTCGTGCTGCTCATAAGTTTCTAGAACCACATTGCGGCAAACAGTAGTAAACCAACGATCTACTATGTCGGCATCGGTATCTTTGGGATCCATCTGATAACCAGCACGTATAAGATTGGCCACAAATTTGTCATTCCAGTCAAGTTCAAAAGCACCGTTCTGTATGTTATCATAATCTACTTCCATGCTGAGTATGGACACGTAGGGATTTCCTTTTTCTGTAGCTAACTCTTTTTCAGTCTTCTCAACCTTTTTAGGTTTAGATTCAGCCTTGACCTCGGGTTTTTTCTTTTTTAAGAAGCGATCAAACATGCCCATAGTGTTCCTTGTTAGAGTCTGGTGTTACCATAGTGTACTACAGTTATGCTGTCAGCGTCGACCATTTTGCGCCATGGATCAACCACAACCGATCCTGGTAAAATTGGGCAGTATGGTAGTGTATCAGGAGTGTTACCAGTGTATTCGTAAGTGATCTTGCGATTGTGCGCCCAGAGAAATACGGCTGGATAATCCACAGTATCTATCACTTCGTCACGGTTGTCTGCAAGCGGATCGACATAGACCACAGGTAATCCTGCTTCCTTGATATAGAATCCAACCAGGGTTGAATATGACCCAATGCAATATTCAACATCGGGCTTGTAGGCCTTGCCGTGTATCACCACAGGCAAATTATATTTTTTGGCTTGGTCAACTAAAAACAATGCCAAGTTTCGTGCTTGAATCTCTCTGGCATGCATCACAGTATCAAACAGGTCGTATCCAATGTCATATTCAGTTGCCAACCAGCGCAGAGCAATGTTGTCTCTAGGATGACAAGCACCGGCATCGCCCATGCCAGCAGTCATATACTTGGGTCCCATGATACGCATGGTACTACGGGCTAGAGCATTGGTCACAACATCCACATTGATATTGCCAATCTTTAAGGCAAAGTCCTGGATCATGTTTACAAGACCAACCTTGGCACTGATAAATGTGTTGTAGAAAATCTTGATAGCTTCGCACTCATCCCATGTGCCAATTTCATAGCGTGGATTGTTCTGCATAATGGTTTCGTACAAGTCGTGAAGTTCCCCAGCAATACCGGTCAAACTGCCATCTTCAGTGCCTAGCATGATCATTTCTGGATTGACCATGTCCCACTTGACTGATCCCATGGCAATCAAGTATGGATTGTAAACAAACTCGTGTTTCTTATCCAGCAAGGGAACGAACTTTTTGCGAGTTGTTCCTGGTAACACTGTTGAAATTAGCACTACTTTCTTAGGCGTGGTAGCATACTGATTTACATTTTTGATAGCATCAACCACAGCGTCGTGACCAAAGTCTCGAGGAGTCATATGGCTTGATGGAACACTTCCATCATAGCCCTCGGCATGCGGAGTGGGCACAGCAATAAAGATCCACTCGCTTTCTGCGACTAATTCTCGGATATCACACACTTTTACCGTGTCGCTGACACGTGGGTAAATGTCGTAGCCGCGTACTTCGTGTTTTTCTGCAAATACTTCGGCACAATCTAGCCCAAGTTTACCTATACCAATAAATCCTATTTTAGCCATGCTAGTCCTTTATTCTTAGAGTGCTACAGACTAATTTATCTGGTGTCAGAGTGGCCTTTAGGATTTTTTAAACACAGGTATGGGCAACATTTTGTGCAGGCTGCGG